TGCTACATAACACTTAGGTGAATTTGGTACAGTATAACCAACTTCTGTACCATAGTTACCATCACACTGATACACATACAGTGTGCTACCTATACAACGATCGTATTTAAATGTGCCCTTAGGACATGCAGGCGGTCTAGTATTGACAGCTGTTTGACCAGAATCATATATTGCGTCAGCTTGTGTAGTTGCAGGATAGCAAATTTCAAAGTTAAATACTTCTTTTGCTTTGTGCGCTCTGACTGTAATATATCGACCATCTAAATGATTATATGGGAATAGCAATTTACCAGCACCTGTCCAGGCTTTGTAGCCTCCAGAAACAGATGAACCACCAATTTCTACATTAATACTTCCTGGTGTTGTGTTTGCGTATTCGAACCATGGATTTGTAGAATATGGAACAATTTGATCTCTACCATTTTTAACTGGATATAGTTTTTTGTATAGTTCGATGGCCTCGTCAGCACCAAGAGCTACAAATTTATCAGTTTTTGTAGGGTCTACTTTCAATGTACCTGTTTCTTGACTGTTTAATGTTGGTGGAGTCTTAGATTGAATGACTTCATATGAAATACCGCCCTGCGGATTAAAGAATCTAATCTCAACATATCTTTGTACACCATCGGTTTCATTAGTAGCGACAAATGTAAACTCTTCCCATACTCTTTGTAATTTTTCGTATGGTGTAGTAGTAGTATCTCCAACGTTTTGCTTATTTCTATTTGATTCAAATTCACAGAATTCTTCAATCTCAGGTACATATGGTTCAACATATGGAGCATATGTAGCAATGGTCTGACTAATTAGATTCTTTCTCTTATGAGGGAAAGTAATCTTATTACCAATTACATATTTTGAAGATACAGCAGCAACTTCAAAATCAATATTGAGTGTTGTTCTATCGGGCTGTAATACGTATTCATAGATAGATGCATTATAATATGATAGGTCTCTATTTGAAAGACCATAGTTTTCAAAATTATCTACAAAGAAACCAAACTTAAATCTTTCTAATGTACTATCAACAGAACTTTGAATTGTTTTATTAATTGTCTTATTTTCAAGTTCTGACATATTTTGATTATATTCAAGAGCATTAATTCTTCTCTCAAGATTACCAATTTCAGACATCGTATATACACGATTCTGTGGATCAACTTTGAACAACTGATTTTGGAATTTGCTAATTCTAACAAATTGCTGATTACTATTTTCTACAAACGTAGACATAATTTCTTTCAATTCTGTCGAAGGTCTTTCCGGAATTGATGGATATGGTTTTACACTACACTTATAAAGACTGAGTTTATTGGGCTCAGTATGCTTTTGTAATTCTCTAGCACCAGTTGTAACTTCGAAACTACCATCAGACTTCACACTGATTTCATCTGTACGACCTTTATAGTATGTAATATCATAATCAAAATTACTTTGAGGTTTAGGATATCGGTATTGTGAGTAGGCAAATGACACTGCTGCAGAAGATGCACAGTTTGCTTGCGCCGGATCTGTCGTAATATTTGCAGTCGGTGCTGCCATTGGTCTAAAATCAACACACTCGCGAAGATCAAAATAGCGGCCCCTCTCACTTACCATCTCTGGAATTTCGAGAGTATGCATTACACCATTAGTTACAGTATTTGCACGCAATGTAGTAAGATCTTGCTCATCACTGATATTATAAGAGTTAATTACTTTCGCGCCATGCTCATCACCATCGTACAAGTAATCAAATTCGATAAGTATCTCGGTTGCAAGCGTAGAAGATGAGGATGGTCTTTGATAAAGATAACCATGACCCCAATATGCATCACGTTGATTATTATCGACATAGAATTCAGATGTAATATTAGTATCTGATGTAGTGGTGCCATTATATACATTTGCTAATCGAATAATACCAGACACACCAAGGTTTTTACCTTTATCCCAATCTCCAGTTGTATTACACAGTACGTAGTACTTACGCCGAACTTGCATACTGACAATAGTATCTACAAGTTTTCTATCAGTCGTTATACTAAACGCATTATTTACAGGAGTTACAGCTACACCCAAGTTAATGACAAGATCTAAATCGTTTGCACCACCAATTTCCGCGGTAGAAGTTGATCGTAAAGAAAGATCGATAGGAATATCTTTCGGGAAAATGCGAGTAATACTACTATCACCAGCGCCTACAGATGATGGTTCGAAAATATCATCTGCGTCTGGATCCGTTTGAGCTCGAACAGTTAATTTATTTTGTCCACCAATAGCTACAATTTGACCGACCTTATCATTTTCATCTTTAATCCAATCACCAACTCTCAAGTCAGTTACAAATGTCTCACCTGTATTAGTAGTAATTGTAATTTCATTATTTGAAGCGCCGCCATACGCAACATTAGAAATATTCATCGATGAATATTGAGCAGCAGAAGCAATAATATCTTGTTTTGGTATAATAACTAGATCTTTTTCTTCTTGATCATTAAGAAAACCTAGACCACCTGAATACGGCCAACTTTCACCCGTAGCAGTTAGAGAAACAGTAATTTGACCACTGCTACTTACACTATAATACGTATTTGCAGTAGTTCGATAAATGTACGAAGTATTAGTAATGCTTGTAGCTGGTAAATTAGTGCTAAAAATAAGTGCATTTCGATCTGCATCTACGATTTGAGCAACTTCGCCGTAAGCATCTAGAACATAATCAGAATTACCTAGTTCGATTTGCACTTCACCAGCAGATTTAAGTGACCGAATAATATTTTGATTTGATTGAATAGTCACTACATCTGCAATGCCATCTTCAGCCATTAAACCAGAATCAAGATCAGTATAGATCGATCGTACGTCTTTAAAGTTTTTGCCCTTATTCATCCGAATATCATAAAGATAAATTCGGTATTCCGCATTAGGTGTACCAATAATACCGCTGACATATGTCATGCTTCGAATCTTCGCTGATCCGATTTGAGTACCACCGAGAGAAGAAGAAACCGTATTTGAACCTTCTACACCATCATAATCATAACCACTAATAAAGTTAGCAGCGGCATCTTTTAACAATACATCACCGTCATCGTTAAAAGATGAAACGCCTGCAACTTCATTTACTTCCACATAAGCGGCATAATTTAAATCGATATCTTCATTAGTTTTAGTGGCAGTATCAGTACCCTTATTAACATTCTTAACAAAGTTTGTCTCTGTCTTTATTCTATATCCGCCAATGTAAGCATGACCTGGATCAACTACATACGAGAAAGTAGTATCAGAATCTTCGAAATCTAAAGGCGATCGAGTTGTTGCTCGGAATTCGTCGAGAACATAGTTACCAGACTCATCATAAGTTCTCTGAGCGATCATGTCACCCAATTTATTGTATTGTGTAGTCTTATTCTGTTGGAAAGGTTTGCCTTCTGAGAATCTAATAATTGGGAAGAAGTTAGTTGCTGTTTTCTCTTCAGTGGCGGTTCTGACTATAAGTACAGGAGAAACTTTTAATCGATCAGCACCAGGAGCAGTCTGATTAAGGAAACCAGATGCGTTGTCATATAAAGTTGCATCTGTAAATACGTTGACTACTGATTCAGTGCTATCAAAACCAACTGATAAATCGCTAGGCGTATTTGAGAACTTGCTCACCATCTTAAATTGCGGAGAAACGTTTAAGAATAAACCTTTTTGATAAATTTGGCCAGATGCTACTGAGATACCATAGCCTTCACCCGTAGGATTAGTTACACTCGCACCAGCTGTAACTGTTTGATACCAGTTTTCTGGATCTAATTGGAGGTTATTCAAAACAGTAGAATTAGATGCACCAACTGAATATAAGCTGATATGAGGAAGAATATTATATCCAAATCCACCTCGAGTGATTTCAGCTGATGTAATTTGACCACCTGCCGTTGTAGTAATTTTGCCTGTAGCGTTTTGTCCGATAAACGCAACAACTTTAAATTGATTTCCCGCTCCTGTACCTGTTGTACATTCTAGCAATTGATCGACTTCGATATCCCATCGTGAAGCATCAATATTACTACCATATTGATATGCTGTATTTGGTTTTACACGTAGAATCAAGCTATCATTTTCTGGATGAGGTATAGGATCATGTGTTACAATCATTGAGATATTGCCAGTTGCAACATCTGAAATTACATCATTGACTGCGAATGTATTCGGGAAATTTGCATCACCGTTTGAAGCAGTACTAATTTCTATTGCAGAAGTAATAACAACTACGTCGTTATTAGAAAATACTGAAGCGTCATTTGAGTTATTTGTAACTGTAATATCAAACAATCTTTCATCTTGATGGAATATTCTAATTTCTTCGCCTGGTTGGAATTCATCTTCATCATTTACTGTAGCTGTATCAACAGCTTCATCATCTTGATATGTAATATATAGTGTTTTTAGATTGACATTATCACTTTCAAAACCTTCTTCAACATGGTCAATAATAGCAATTTTTCCTGTTGATTGACCATTTGCGCTCATGCCCTCAAATCTACTTAGATTGACCGCCGCCCCTTTCTTGGTAGTGTCTAAGATTTTTACAAATGGCATTGAGTTGTGATAAGTAAAATTACAACCATCAAGAATTGTACCAGCTTTAAGGATGTGATCGCCAAATTGTTCGATCTGATCCTGCAGCATAGTCTGAAGTTGGTTTACCTCACGTACCTGTACCGCAGTAGCAGGCTTAAACAAAATTCGATAGTAATCATTATTTCTATCGAAATCGTCAAAATACGGAGAAGATGATAAGTTTGTATTAAGGGGCATTACTTAGAACTCCAATATAACGCGAATTTCTTCTGATTGATTTTCGTCTCTATCAACTGGTATATCATTTTGAATATAGAGGATAGCACCTCTGTTTGGATCTAGATCACCATATTTTATATCAAGAGCATCACTAGCAGATCCGACGAGTGATGCTTCACTTACTGAGCCTTCCAAATTCGTATATGTGTTAAAATTGCCTTCGACATTTGTAAGACTAAGAGTTGTCGATGAACCACCTGTATTAGACGTAGAGTGTAATTGACCTGAGGTCGTTCCTTGAGTAATAGTTTCGTCTTGTGTGAACGGTCCATTAGTTACTGAATTACCAATCACTTTTAACATTTGATTATAATCAGCAAATCTAAAATCAGCATCGTGACTGCCTATTCTACTATTTATATCAATTCCTGCAATCGTAGCTATTTGTTTACTTGTTTCACCATATATCATACTACCCTTTGTGAAAAAAGGTCTACAGTTATTAACTAAAATACCAGCAACGTTGCTAGGTGTTCCTACCGGCAGTGGAGCAGATTTGTTATGTACAATCGCATCTGATTGCATATGTACATAATATGCAGTCACATCTGTATCTGTTGCAGAAACCCAATCAGGTGTCGTTGCAAGATTAATAGTGTTAGAAGATGATCCAGCAGCTACTTTAGTTAAAAGATATTGCGATGTAAGACCTTCTGTTTTTAAGAAAATCCAATCGCCAGTATTAAAGTGTAAATCATAATCACCATCGTCAACACTATTTTGTATTGAAGCATTTAATGAATTGTTAGAAACAAAAGTTCCAGTTGCTCCTATTTGCAATTTAGAAAATTGTCTTACAACTTCTTCTTCAACAAAATCACCAGTTTCTTCTGTAGTATATATTGCTACATTTGCAAATTGTGGATCTCGAATAATACCGAATTGAGCAAATGAATTAGTCGCATCAACGAGACCTGCTTCATCTCTATTATATTTCATATAGAATGATAATCGCCTTGCACCAAATTCAATAACAGTATTAGCGCCATGTCCTCCTTGCGGCGGAATAATAGGTCTAATAGTCGCTGGGGTTGGTGCAATAGTAATTCCATTATTTGAAGCTGCTTCTCCTTGAAGTACAGTAGCAGATGCAAATGAATAGTTACGACCTATATCAAGCATTTCGACTCGATTAACACTATTAGATGCCGAAGGATCAATAATAGCACGTGCTTCTGCGTTTGCTGTTTGGTTGCCATCACCGATAATTTGTACTTTAGGCATTACTTCATATGTAGATGTTTCATTGGGAAGTGTAGTAAATTGTTCATCTAATTGTGCAAACACACCACCTAGATCTGAAATATATGCAGATTTTTCAATTGTTCTATATTGACCCGAACCTACGCCGCTTGTAATATACAATATAGTATTTTTATAAAAATTTGTAGTTTGTTCTGAACCTAATTTTAATCGATACGTTTGATTGGCTTTAGCTGCAGTAAAGTGTGCTTCTGCTGAATCCGGTGCCGCGGTGTCGATGATTGTTGATGTAATTCTATTGATATCTGCAACTTCAAATTTTGCATTTGTAATATAGTTATCGTATTGTTTACCAGCAAATGTAACTCTTACAACATCGATCGATCCTTCAACAGAATTATCTTGTACAGCAGTATTCGCTACAACGGGAATATATTTTTCAGTAGCAAATTTGTTGAATACTGTCGATGTAATACTATACATATATTTCCACTGATAACCATCAGCGGTTTCGTAATAATCATCACCTACTGTATATAAATCAGCATCGTATTTGGCGTTTGCAAATAATGGCTTAGAAGTACTAGGTGCTCCATTGTTATTATACAGACATTTATAAACGTGTTTAAATGCACCTTCATCAACTAATACATAAAAGTTTTTATCTTGTAGTTCTATTAGTTGATCATCATACATTTCATAAACCGTTCCGCTTTCCCAGTTTGTACGATTTACTACAAAACGAATATCTGCAGCCGTCATCTTTTTACCGAATATCATATTGCGGAACACTTCAGAGTTTAATTGACGTACTGTTTCTGTAGGAGTATTAATTTCTTCTAGCGTCGACGCAACAGTTTCATGATCACCAACAAAAGCATAATAGGCAGTATTTGCCCGCTCGGTGACAGATTCGATGATCTGATTAATCAGATGTGTCTTAAATTCTGCTGGTACTAGTTTCTTTGCCATTTTTTATTTATCTCTATGCTACGCTATTTCGTGATCGTAGAAAGTATTTTGATTGATGAACAATGATGTTGACTTCAAATCAAACTGTACTGAAGTATCGGTAGGAGTGATATCAACCATAGCCTCTGAAGTACCAACATATCCACCAAATGGTTTACTACCAGCAACGTGAAGTACATCTATGAGTGTCTTCTTATATTTGTTAAATGGTAGAGCTGACAATACTTGATAAGAATATTCTTGATAAAAATCATTATCCGCTAGGTATTTATCTGAACTCAAGAAAGACCTACGATTTGGGTGTGTACCCGGTGCAATACCTTGATTTCCGAGATAGCCTTTTACAGATATTGTTTTACCGGCAGTTTTAGTCGACTCAAGAGTTAAATTTTCTCCTGGTTCATATGTGTCAGTAGAATTTACATAATTTTTACCGAAATAACCGAAACCAGAATTGATGATTCTAACAGCTGTAGCAAATCCGTTGCCTGATAATGCTGTTGCTTTTACATCTGCATTTTGGCCAGGACCTGGTAGCATTCGAGTTTCATCAACAGTTTCAATCACTGCAGTGACACCTGAAGTCGTTCCGTTAATACGATCTCCATGACTAAATTCTGACTCAGTAGAAAAATTCATAACATTTCCAGAGTCGATAGGATCATCTACACGCACATCCCAATTTAAACGTCTAGCAAATATCTCTCTCGTTTGAATATTAAAATCATATATTCGTGCTTCTTTTGTATCATTATTTCCTTGTACTACGATTTTTTCACCTACTCTAAATGTTTTTAAAAGATTTTGATCATCACCTTCGTCTTTGTAACGAATATAATAATCATGTCGATCAATATGTGAAGTTAATGGATCATATACGATAAAGAACGGATCATCACCATAACCTTCGCCAGGGGCTGTAATTACAATAGAATCAATCGAGCCTATTTCTATACCAGCTGTTGTATAATTAAGCGCGTCAAGCAATGTTGTAGTAGAGTAATTGATCGTATTGCCTTGAGCAACTTCTTGAAATTCTGAATTTCCAGGAGATGCAGCATCAATAATATCAGTATTATTAATTGCTATTGTTAAATCTAATGTGTCTATTACAAGTGGTGCACCAGATGTTTGAGTTGTCTCGTAATAAAATTGTGTCTCTTGTTCTTCAAAAGTAGATAGTGTAAAGTTAGCTCGAGTAGTAAAAGTTGATGTTCTATTATTTGCACTACCTGGAGCATAAGTACCCAAAGATGTATTACACGCATATGTATTAGCATATAATTGAAATGGTAATTCTTCTGAAGTCGTGCCGATAAGTCCAATATTTACATTAGACATTTCTACAATTGTAAACGGCGTATCGTCTTCATCACCTAGTACATAAAACGGCCTATTCGTTCTAAATGCGCCAACCTTTGATTGAAGATTAAGAAAAGTTTGGCTAGTTGCACTATTAGAGAATGTATTTGCTACACCCGCGCGAGTATAAATTTGATTAACATCATCTTTTTGGTAAAAAACAGTATCAGAAGAAATCGCTGAATTGTAATTAGTAGTATATTCAATTGTAAATACATTGCTAACAGCGATAACATTTGCTTCTACTGATATATCAACTCCATCTAAATCTTCTAATTCATATCTTTCAGTTGAACTATCAACATTCGAATATAAAAACTGAATATGTTGGGTGCTCGAATAAAAACTATTTGCTATGTCTCTTCCATCGTCTGTTTCAATCAGACCAGTAGAGCTATTAGCATAATTCGCTTTAATATAGTTTAAAACAAGATACCCATCTGCTGTACTTTTATCAACAATAGTACCTTCCCATACAACAGTGTTACCAATACCATCGTTTTCGGTAATATATAATTCTGTGCCCAAATCGAGAGCTAGCGCTGCATCTGTCGATGTAGTATTAGAAGTATTCAAATAGAAACGATGCAGATCTTGTTTTACTGTATTGAAAATTTCAAATGGTTGTGTTTGAAAGAAAAAGTCTTCGTTTTCAAAATTCTTTATCTCGTCAAATCTGAGTGTTCGTTCAGAGCCGATAATTTGAGCATCATTCGTATAGCCCCATCCTCCATCAACAAGATTAAAGTCTACAACACCGACTGCGTTTCGAACAGCAGTAACAATAGCAACACCCTTTTTACCTTTGCCATCTTTTACTGCAACTTCTTCACCAACAATAAAACCGTCGTTAGATGCTTGGATTTCAAATGAGCTCAATGAACCTATCATTCTATTTCTATATTGAGTGCCACCCAATTCTACTTCATCGAAAGCCACAACTAATTCATCTGTTTTGAAATTACCATTTAGACCGCTTAAATACAAAACTTCGATGTATAAGCTACCTCGCTTAATTCTAATTAATTTTTCTCCGAATGCAGAAGCTGCGCTAACTGTACCAAAAACTTGTTTACCTACAAAATTGATATTAGATGGATCAGGTAACAGTTCTAGATAGCGCTCATCTGTCCATTCATTATCAGATAAGCGGAATACATCATCCGATGGAGTATAAACTCTTGCTTCTAATCCATAAACCAATTTAAAAAATAGATCGATTGCTCGTGATGAACCTTTTGCTCTATAAAATTCAAGTGCATTCTTAATGAATAACTGTTTATTTGTAGCAACGTTAAATTGAATATTTGAGAGATATTTGTTTTTAAATGATAGAATAAAATCATCGATAGTATTATCAATATCTCTATAGTCAGCTAACTTTCTAGAATCTAGAGTAGTACTAGACGGGTTTTGAACTAATGTTTCTTTTATTCCATCACCATCTAGATCAGCAGAGAACTCAGTCGTTTCTAACCACTCGTAATAAGCTTTGACGAAGGCAATAAACAACTGTCCTTCTTCTTTGTAAAAATCAGGAAATTGATTCGCAACTAGTTGCGATATAGTATTTTCTACATCAATGGCCATTAAATTCTAACCTGTTCGATTCTTACACTAATATCGGCATCAAGCACTCTGAGAATAGATCTATTCTTTGCTGTAATATCTTTTTCTCGCGGTGTGACTGTTATTTTTAACTGCGGTATTTGATCTTGAGGCAAGAAATTATTAATACGCAATACTCCAGTTTCATAATTAACGGAGCCTATTTGAGTTAATTGTGTATGAGTACCTAATGTTGACTTAATTATTACCAAATTTCCTAAGCCGTCGTCTTCTATTGAACACTGTTCACCTTGATATAAGAAAGTATCAGTGTGTACCACTGCTCTTTGATTCGAGGAATGCTCTCCAATTTTTTGACCTATGTCATTGACAAGCGGCATACCAAAATCAATGGTATAATTTGTTCTTTCCGATATATTGAGAGAAATAAATTGAGTTGCTTCTACTGTTGTATCATTACTGATAATAGCATCTTGTGCTCCATCAATCGCAGCAACAAATTTACTATATCGTAATGTCTTATTAAATCCATTTAGATTATTAAAGTTGAATGATTGAATAGCTGACACAACCAAACTCTTCATGTCATCAACACCTAATGATGTCTGTGTAATATCATATTTGACATTTGAATTGACTGTCAAATACATATAGTTTGGTACAATAAACACAGGGTCGATAGACAAGGGGCTACGAGGTTTAATAAAGTCTCTATACTTTGCTCGATATGTATCTGGTAATGAATCAGTATTTTTTAAATCAACAGCAATAATCACTTTACCAAATTGAGGTGGATCAAATTCTTCACCTCCATAAGCAGCAATATCATTAATCTCAGAGAAGTTTGCTTTTAACAACGTAGCATAGTCTTGTGCTGTTACAACTCGTTCTTGTGTTGTAAATGCTCGAGGAGCATTGAATTTAATTGATTCTACTGATTCTGGTATCGAACCACCTGATGCTTTTGATAATACTCGAATATTAGTCACAGTTGCCGTAGTAATATCGTCATCGGCAGTAAATGTACCAATTCCATTGGGCAATTCACCATTACATGCTCGGTATTCGATCAGAACAATAGAGTTATTTTTAGGTTGTCGGCCAATAACACCATCACCAAATAATATTTCGTAAGAATCATTTTCAGCAGCCTGCAAGAAAAATACTTGGCTAGTCGCACCGAGACCAAAAAGAGAATCACGTATATCATAATTTAAAACTGTTGCGCCATTATCTTCGATAACAGTCACACGTAAACTCGTTGTATCAATTGTTTTATTTGTAATAAGATAACGAACTGGATTCTGTGTATCTGCAACGTATGAGTCTTGTACGTAATCACCTTCATATAATACAACATCAGTCGCTAAAAATGTGTTTTGTGTATCAGTGCTAAACGCTTGAATATTTTGATTAGTTGTAAAAGTAAAGTTACGATTGCCCGAGGTACCTGTAAATGATGTGCCACGAGGAATCAATACCGTAGCGTTTTCTGAATTGTCTCTCAGCGTAATATTAACTCTTGCTTGTGCAGATCTAAACGAACGAGGAATATAATTTAATTCTTTGGCGTGCGAAACAATCGAGTCTCTTAATAGTGCTGAATCGAGAAACATCTCATTAGCGACCATATTTAAATAGAAACCATTTAGACTTGTATTATATGCAAGAACATCTAACAAGACATTAATGTTAGATGCTTCGAAATCATAATCTCTAAATAGATCTTGATTTTTAAGATACAGTTTTAGATTTTCTTTGATTGCTGCAAAATCTAATGTAGTGAGATCGTTGCTAGTAGCCATTTTATCTTACTCGGTATAGTGTGAGGTCTAAGTCTTCAACATCCCTCGATGTCAAGACATTAAATTGAATTCTTACGTCGACTGAATTTTGATCTTCTGAAACAACACAATAAATTTCCCTCACTTGAGCTCGTGGTTCATATGTTTCTATTAACCATTTAAGATCGTTTTTAATTTCTTCTGCTGTACCATCATCGAGCGGCTCAAACAGATAATGACTGATATTTCCACCAAAAGAAGGATTACGTAATCTTTCATATTTATTCGTCAATACCAGATTACGTATAGCAAGTTTAACAGCGTCGGCATTTACGCGCCGAGTAATTTGACCCGTGTTGGGATGAGGCAGAAAAGTATGGTTAAAATCGCTATAGATATCGCGACTGCTGGCACTCGTCTGA